ATCGGAGTAACGGCAGCTCTCGCTCCAACGATAGCTTTTGCTCCAGGGGTTGTTTGGTTAATATAATTAATTGCATCTTCAAGGGCGGTTGCTGTAACAGCGGTGCCCAATGAAGTATAGTTACTTGGTGTGTTTGCGGCAGTCCATACTGTGCTTAGAGCGGTGAATACTTTATTGATGTAGTAATCATTCAATTTTGCGGCCATTTCACGGCGAATATCTTGGATAGTTCCAATTTCTCCACCTTCAAGTTCCCACTGATTGTATGTTACTTTAACATCTGCCCCGTCAAGAACGTAGTTCATACGTTCTGAAACGGTGATTTCGCTTGCTAGATGCACAGCACCCGGTACAAGAGTTCGAACGTCGATACCCTTTCTAACCTTCTTGACCAGTGAGTCACCTGGCTTCAGACGGCGGGTATTTAGCAAACCAGAAATAAAATCGGCTGTAATATGATTCGGTTGAATAAATTCAACAAGAATTTCTGCTAATGCGTCTCTCTCTCTTGGGTCTGACATCATAGAAGCGATGGCTTCATTTATTTTCTTCTCTTTATCGGCCATAATATTACTATTCTCCTCGAAGGATTACTTCGAAATTATAATGTCCTAAATGTCAGAGAGTATTCTGCTAAATTGAATCTCTCTACCACGGCTACACTTTCTGCTTTTGTAGTAGTCACGCTCAGCTTCCCTGCATCTGTCGTATCATCAGTCTGATTCAATGCTTCCAGCCATGCACCAGGTACGGCGATTGCGGCGGAATAAATGAAGTGGCCTGATGGAACAGTGAAAACTCCACGATCAAATGCGAGTGCCTGGAACCCAGATGGAATTGTTACTCCGTCTGCGTGCCCAGGATAAGTTAGGTGCACTGTGGCACTGAATGGAACATTAGCTGATTGGTCCCATCCACCACGTCTTAGTGCCCAGTCGAAACTAGGAGTTGGAATGAACATCCTAATTGGACCTTCTGCATTAGCATTACTTACGGGCCATGTAACAACATACTTGGCCTCTAGTGCATCGGTACCATTAAGTGGTAGTCTTACGCCAGGAAGATCAGTCTTTGAACCAAAGTCATAATCCTCTACATGGCTAGTTAAGAAAACCATACGTCCTTCAGGAATATCTTGTCCAGTTACAACTCCTATAATATCTGTATACTTGTTGATTTCCATTTCTCAATTTCCTCCAAAGATATCCTTTGGTTTACTCTTTTTTGTCTAAATTCTTTAAGTGGTCAAGAATTGCTTCTTTTCCAGTTTCTTTTGTGTCCGAGCTTTTTACGTCAGGGACCTTTGTAGAAGTAATACTTAAAGATGCTTGAGCTTCGGTGTCACCCTCTTTTGGTTCGTTTTTGAATGAAATCAATTCTTGAATAAAGAAATCGAGTCCAGTCTCATCCATTGCAAGGAGTGTCTCTTCACGCTCATTAAAATACTCATCGTCAGCTTTTAGGCCAGCTTCCTCAAATTTCTTGCGAAGACTTACTAGCTTCTCCTGTTTTTCTAGTTTGGCATCAGCTTCAGCTTTAAAAGTTTCTAGCTTCTCATACTTTGGCTTTAGCTCGTCTAGTTCTGCCTTTGCAGAATCCAATTCTTCATTGGCAGTAGATAGCTTTTCAATTTCCGCAGTTGTTTCTTCAAGGGTGCCTGAAAGCTCTGTGATTTTTTCGTTCAGACTCTTAACAATCTTTTCATGGTCTTCACGGTTAATTGTGTCCATAGCTTCCGTATCTCCTGATTTGTTGTCTTTGGATGCAAGTGCTGTTATATTTGTTCTACCGGCATATGAGGGTAGACCAACAATTGTCACCGCATTCATTTCAATATTCTTTAAATCTAAAACACCGTTGTCATCTTTGACAGAGGCGGTCACATCATAATTTAGTTCCCATGAGACATCAATTGATTGTCCGTTTTCATAACGGTTCTTTAAAAATTCGACATCTTCTGGTCTTTCTTTATTCCAAAGGGCTGCTAATGCTACGATATGGTCTTCTTTGTCAACGAGATGAGCAATAGAACCTAATGGTAGCGCCCCTTCATGACGTTCTCCGATTTCACCTTCTGCCATTTTCAACGGCATGTAAACCGCTGTACTGATGACATTAGCAAATTCATCTTTGGGAATACGCATGTTATTGGCATTTGGTTTGTCATCAGTAATGACCATTCTAAGCCAAGTAACATTAGGATTGAGTGAAATTGAAGCAAGAGCTTCGCCTAATTTCTCATCCTCTACCATTAATTGTACATCTTTTGCAGTTATGTTGACAGTTTTCATTGAATTTTTCCTCTTTTTAACCTATTTTTGCATTTTTACTGCCACATTATTCATATTCTTTTGGCATATTTATTTCTTCGTTGGAGATTTACCTTTTGTTTCTGGTGATTTTGATGGTCTACCTGTCGGTTTTCCCACAGGTGCACCAGCTCCTGGCACATTCGACGGTGCCACATCATCAACCCCCAATTCGTCTATTACTTCTTTCTCATCTGCTCTTCTACGCTGTTGCTCTATGAATTCATAACCATATGCTTCAGCATAATCTGTTCTTGACAAATTACCAGATTCGTATAGTGATTGAATTCCTTCATACAATAATTGTAAACTCATTAGATTTACTGGTTTGAAATATACTTTTGGAATAATATTTATTACTCTATTATTACGTTGCATTTCAACAAATATTTTTGAAGCAATTGGTGCGAGTGTCTTTTGTAAACCCATCATTGTATGTAATGGAGAAATTGTAGCAATTGCAGGGTCCGAAGCAAATGATCTTTCAGTTTCACCTGTAATCAAAATTCTTGGAAATCCTAAAGCCACCATAATATCTTGATTTACTGTCACATATTTTGTATCATCAAGTAAAACATCAACTTCAGGGAAAACCCATTTAATATCTACAGTGTGATTTGTAAAGAAAGCAAATACTCTTTCTATTTCGTCTACACTTAAATTCTGTCTCCACTTAAATTTCTCTTCCAGATCAGTTAATACATCTTCTTGATCTTCAGTAAGTGGAAATTCATCACTACCAACTTTTACATGCAATACAGCACTAATAATTCTTGCCGCTACAGCATAATCCATTCTTCGAAGATTTCTTTTATGTTTCAATGCTTCAAGAGCAGGGTATAAATATGGAATAGGGTATGCTGCATCTGCTAATGTGGTACTTTTGATTACCAAAGGATTATCCAATAAAATTTTTGTTTTATTATTCATCACTTGCTGTACAAATTCTGGATACATCCTAGCAATTTCTTCATACAGCTCTGTGTCACTTTCTCCGTCAGGGTATTCTCCTTTATTTTGAATAAAGAACATAACTTCTTCTGAAATTTTCAAGAAATAAGATTCTTTTTCTGTAATCAAAGGACGTTTTATTAAAATATCTTTAGCATCTCTTACCCACATGCTAGTAGGATATAATAAAGAATCGATTCTCTTTATGTATTTTTCTCTTAATTCTCTTTTTGTAATTCTTGTAAGTTTGATTTCTGGAACAAGAAGACCAGTAATCAAATATTCATAAGCAGCTTTACGTAGAAACCTGATAATATCATTTTCCAAAGCATCAAATATGGCCTCTTCTGTCTTAGTAATTGTTCCTTCAGGGGTAACGACAAGTTCATTGATGGCAATATCAATTATTTTTTGAATAACTGTAGAAGCAAGTGGGTCATGTCTGTAAAAAAATCGACAATCTCTAACTATCTTTTCAAACGTTTGATGGTCATCAAATGATAATTTGTCAACAGTTCCTACCCAAGGATTTACGCCCAAATTTGTTGACGATTGTGATGGATAAAATGAAGTACCAAAGCCTGCGACTGCTTGTGCTAGTCTTTTACTTCCTTCTTCTTCTGATTTAGTTTCTGGTTCAACTGGTTTAGTTTCTGATTCAACCATATTTATTGTCCTCTCACCCACCTACTTCCAGCTAATTTGGGCTTCTCTGCTGATAGAAGTCTTCCTTCTACCATTAGAGCATAAGTCAAACTAGCACATAACATTGCAGAAGTAAAGTGGTCTGCTCCTCTTTGTCCGCCTTTTGGAGTTAATGTTTTGTATACAAT